TGGGCGATCCATTCCAGGACAACCCCATCACAGTCAGACATCGTGCCGCTTTCCTGAAGCTGGCCGATGCCATCCAGCCAAGGGAGGAGCACAATGGCTGAAGCCGCCTTTGTCTCCTACCTGCTCGATAACCGCCACCGGATCCCCAACCGGGCGATCATCAACTGCCTAGCTCTGGCTCAACTAAACCCAACTCCCAAACGCCGAGTCACCGCTAAGGGGCTAATTCCTATTTTCCAAAGCAACACGCAAGGCGGGATTAGATTTCTCATGAATGAACTCAGGCATTTTGGCCTGGTCGACTTCGATTCAGGAAGACGCGGCACCCCCGGCTACCTGATCTGGCGGGTTGGGCCAGAGGAATGCCGCGGCCAGCAAGCCAACCACTGAATTGTTACAGAGTGTTGCGAGCCGCGGCCAATGAGCGGGAGGCGAGTGCATGATATGTGCATCGGGAGGCAACCGCCTCCTCCGGGGCTACAGCCCCTGGCCCGCGGGGAGCCTGCCAAGCAGTCGGCATTCCCTGCACACCACCCCATCCCACCGCATCCCCCGCCAACGCCATGTTCTACGTTCAATACGACAAAATCGCCAGCAGCTTTGATCTCTGGTGTGACTACATAGACCCCAACGCCACCAGCAGCCGGGCGGACTTCGATGCCATGAGCCACGCCGACCGCGTGGCGTTGATCATCGAGACATTCGGCCCAGATCCGGAGCGCGTCCCCACCGTCGACGAGATCCTGGCCGACACTGCCATCGCCAACGGCTGGCACCGCTGGGCCGTAGAAGGTGGCTCCATCACCGTCACTACCACCTTAATGCGCCAGCTCCTGGAGGCTGCTTACGACGCGGCCGATTCCGACTGGGTGGCGTTGGTTGATGCTGAGCAGCCGTGGGAGGGACGGGCCGATGGTTGACCCCACCCCCGACCCCTGGGAAGCCCTCAGGGAAGCCCAGCAGGCTCTGATCCGGGCGGCAGGTCACATCCGTTCTCGCGAGGGCCACAGCGCTGCGGATCGTGCAGCGGCAAACGCTGCGGATCGTGCCCGTGCTGTTCTAGTGGAGATTAATGCCTGACCCCATCAAAACCGACCACCGCGGTAGGGGAACACCTGACGCAGAGCACGCAGCCCCAGCTGGGCGAGGCTGTTGCTCCGCAGAGAACTCATGCCTACCAGCTCAGAGGCAACGAACAGGCCGAACCCAATGAGTTCCAAGTGAGTGGGGGAAAGGTTAACCATGATGTGCTCCTGTGGTTGATGGGATTCTATCACCCGCTGGCCAAGATAGCCCAGCCGTTGCCGGGTGCGTAGCGGTAGCTGTTTCCACTTGGTACTACTTCCCAGCGGCGAGAGAAGTTCTTGTAGCTATAGCGTAGACCCGCCCCGTAGCTGTTGACGTATCCGCCATTGACGAGATCCATTTCCCCAAACGGGTCATTGACGATTAAGGCGGTGTCGTCATAGCCGATTGCACAGATCCAATGGCCGTCGCCATTGAGGCTGTTTAGATTCCCCTTGTGGACACAGCCAAGTGGCACGCGCCTGCCCCGATCGATCTCAGCCCTGACGTCATCAAGCGTGCAGGTTTGATCGAATCGAGCCTGCACGCCAAAATATGCCAGCGCCTTGAGCTGCGCTGCCGCGTCGATGGTGTCGCCGTAGCGGAGCACGCGGCCCAGGTAGGTGTCGTCGCCGTTGACCCCCTTGAGGGTGCCAGGCTTGAGGGCCTCTAGCAGCATGGCGCAGGAGCTGCTGAAGCACATCCGCATCGCATGCTTGGTGCTGGAGTCTCGCTGGGAGTAGTAGGGCCCCGGCAGGGGGTTTTGCCGTACCGGTGCGGCCGGCTCCGCGGGGCTGCCATTGTCCCGCCACATTTCAGAGAACGCTTTGCGCTGCGCCTCGCTCATCCCCTGATCCAGGGCTGTGAGTGCTGCCAGCTCGTGGGGGGTGATATGAGCCTGGCGAACAAGCCACTCGGCAGCGGCGCGGACTGAGGTGTAAGCCATTAGATCCTCCGTAGGCGTGCGGGTGAAGGACGATCGGGACCGAACTCAACTCGTGGCGAGAGCACGGCCACGATGATCGGCATCACCAGACTCAGCACGACAGCCAGGACGACGCCCTGAGCAATCCGCTGTTCTGCAAGGCCGAGCCTACGAAGTGCTTCCCCGATGTCACCTCGATTGATCCCCATCGTCTGGTGCAAGGCGTCCAGCCTGCCGTCCATCTTGCCCTCCAATACTCCAAGCCGGTGAAGAATGTCTCCATGCGAGACCCCATGTTCCTCCGCCACAAAAAGCCCGCTGTTGCGGCCAGTGTAGCCGCCAGCAGCGTGGTTGCAATGTTACAGAGTGTTAAGGATGGCAGCCAGTAGGCGGCAGGCTGATACATGATACCCGCATCGGAGGCCACGGCTTCCGGGCTCCATCGATTCGTTCCCGTGACCGTCCCCCCCCTAGGGTCATCGCCTCCCATGGACCACAACAACACCCTCCCTCTGTGGTCATCGCCTCCCCCTGCTGAGCGGGAAAGCGCCATGCGCGCCGAGCTGGAGGGGGAGCCATGAGCAGAACAATCAAGGTTCGCATTGCTGTCTCCGTTGACTGTAATGGCGACTGGTCAGCAGCTGGATGGAGCGGCACCAGTTCTGAAGATTTTCACAGCTATACCCTTGACGCACTAGAGCCAGGGGAAAACCGCTACTGGCTAGAGGCAGAGCTAGGTGTTCCCGAAACCGAAACCATCAACGCCACTGCCATCCCCGCCGAACCAAAAGGGCAGCCATGAGCCAGCAAAATGTCCGCGTTTCCTTTGGTGCCCTCTCCCCACCGATTGACGAACAACTCAGAGAGCAAGGACTGAAACTTGACATGGACCCCTTGCAGCGTGGCTATCTACAGCGCGATGCCGATGAGGTGACCCGCCTTCGTGTCCGTTGCATCCTCACCGAAGCCGAGTCAGACAAGGCCCGCAAGCGCATTTTCCAGATCATCAAAAAACAGGCTAAACCGCTATGACCCGCCCCCTCTCCCCCGCCGCGCAGGCGGTGCATTGCCCGGTTTGCGGTGTTGCCGCTGAACCCAAAAGATACGGGCCGTTTTTTACACCAGATCCTGTGTATCGAGTAGCCATGACATGCCCTCACCATCATTGGCGCGGACGCATGTGCGAAACCACCGCAGACGCCATCGCCGCCGGGTGGGAGGGGGCCGATGGCTGATCACTCGACTTGGGCCGATGTTGCAATGCAGTTGGTCTGGCTTCTTCCTTCCTGTTTGTTTATCTGGAGAACAATGAAATGAGCACCGACTTCCGCGCCTTGTGCGCTGAGCTACTGCCTCCGCTGGCTGAGTACGACGCCGCCAATCCGTATCACGACCACCGCGACCTGATCGCCCGCGCCCTCGCCGCCCTGGCCAAGCCACAACCACATGCGACGGCTTCCCAACCACCTGGCTACATCGACCCAAGGCCGACGGACAAAGAGATAAACGAGATGGTTGAGGCTCAGCGGCACCTAAGCGACTTAGGCGACCTCCGAATAGGAGTTGCACCAGAAGACGTGCCAGCTCTTGTTCACGATGCCCTTGCTCGATGGGGCCGCACTACCACACCGCCGATCGCTGCTACCAACATGGAGGAACAGTCTGATGCCTGATCCCACCGAACACGCTTGCCTGTCCTGCAAGTTCTCCAAATGGGAGCGCACCAAGGCAGGCAGCCTTCATCCATCCGGCGAAGGACGCTGCACATGGGAGGGATGGAAACACTTCATGTTACCTAAGTGCATGCACTACACTTATTACTATGGCTCCAGTTGTCCCCCTCGACCGAACGGAGGTTATATTAACCGCAAGGAACCTATATCCTCTTGCCCGTGCTGGGAGGAGTTCTGATGCCTGATATTATTCCAACCCCCGCCCAACTGGCTGCAATTGGAGCCGGTATTCAACGAGTAGGCCGCGCCTTCGTAGAACTGGAAGCGGAAATCCGGTACTTTATTTATCGCCATCCTGAATGGGAACGAGCCGCCGCGAACCGAGAGGCGCAGTGGCATCGCGAGCATCAGAAGGCCATCCTCCGCCAGCTGCTGAACCGCGATACCAGCCCCAGCGGTCGCAAGCGCCGCGCACGCCGCGCCGGGGGGAGATGGATCGAGGGGGGCTCCCCGCGGATCGAGGGGGGCTGGCAGCGGATCGAGGGGGGCTCCACCCCGTCGATGCTTCGTGACGAGGTCAACAGTCCCTGGCTTGACCCCTCAGTAGGCCAACCGTGGGAGGATCAATCCAATGACTAAACACCACAGCCAACTTTATTACGATGCCATCCGCATCCGTCGGGCACGCCGCGCCAGGGAATGGGCAGCACTTTACATCATAACCCTTTTGCTTTCTGTTTTCCCTTATCTTGTAATGCTTCTTTTTTTGTGGACCAGATGAACAACACAGACACAACAAAATGGATGAAGGACCGCTTCGGCAGGGTTCCTCTTCTTACCCCTGCGCAAGAAATAGAGCTAGCCCATGCAGTGCAGCAATGGATAGCGCTTGGTGATAACTACGAAAAGACAGCAGATACAGCAAAGATAGAGCGTCGCGGTAGGCGAGCCAGGGATAGGATTGTCGAGTCTAATCTAAGGCTAGCATTCAGTTACGTCTGTGAAAAGCATAGACACGCGCCGGTAGAAGATTTACATGATATGTTTCAAGAGGCTACTTTAGGCCTTGCCCGTGCCGCCGAAAAGTTTGATCCAACAAAAGGATATAAGTTTAGCACTTATGCTTTCTGGTGGATCCGGCAAGCGGTAAACCGCTGGCTAGATACAAAGTCTCGAACGATCACACTACCATGCGGCAGCTTTGGCATTGCCATGAGGATCAAAGATGCAAAAAGGGAACTAAAAGAATTTGGAATACAGCCTACTGTTCAAGCCATAGCCACTCACCTAGACATAACGGAAAACAAGGTCGAGTCGATACTTGCCGCCCCTGTCGTTACCTACTCAATTGATCAGTTGGTCAGCGGTACCAATGAGCTAACCATCCTTGAAACCCTGTCTACCCCTTGTGAAGATGTTGATGAACCGCTTGCTTACAGTACCTATCGGCTATCACTAATTGCCGAGAACATAGATGAGATACTGGGTATGTTAAATCCGGCAGAGGCTCGGATTCTCAGGGATTACTATGGAATCGGAGTAGCGCCACAGCAACAAGCGCAGATTGCAAGAACATACAATATCTCCGCTTCTGTTGTTCGGCAGCGATTAGCAAGCGCTCAGAAGAGATTTCGTGGTGCTGCCTTGCGATTTACACTGCCCGCCTAGAAGATCAGCGCTTTCCTTGTCCAGGATAGTGAAGCGCTTGCATCGATCATATTAAGCGATCCATTGTTGACGGTTATCGATACACTCGCAACACCTGCCGAACCGGTTGTGCTTGTGATTGAATCAGGAGATCCGATGCCGTAGCTTGGCGTATAACTGCGCACACCCATGGTGTTAGTGCAGCTACCTGTATCCAGGGTTGCGGCAGGGATATCATTTGCACCGGTACCCGCCGGTTGAGAAAGGCTAAAGCCGATCGCCGTTACTCTACAGGTTGACTCAAAGCCGTCCAAAAGGTGAACGATCCCGCGTTCTTTTGTGATATCAATTCCATGCGCAGAGCCTTGGGTAAGCTGGCCGGATCGCAGTTCCCCGATGTTAGAACCAAAGCTTATTTCTGAATACCCAACAATAGAGCCGCCGTTGTTAGCGAGCTTTGTGATCTTCACTCCGCGCTGAATGCTGGAAGTTGACAAGTAGCCCTGTCCTGTTTCATTGGTTGCAAGGTGATAGATATTGCCAGAAGCATCCGCGGCGATGGCCATCCCGAACCCTTCTTCCCCAAGTAACGTGCCGCCAGCAAAGCCAATCGAACCGGTATATTTGTACCTTGCGTTTACACTAAAGTCGGTAGCAATCTGCACCATTGTGTCTCTGTTGTGGCGGCACAGATAGCTTCCATTCGGCAGCAAGGTGATCCCACCATCAAGGCAGCTGCCAGAGGAAGAAAAGACCGTGGTCTTATTGACGGTCGCACCATTGCTGGTGATCTCCATCAACGTGGTCTGTGCCGCCTTGAGGATCATGGCGCCAGAGGGGAGAACCAACAGGCTGTCTCTGCCCGTGGGTTCGCGACCGCCTGTTGTGTTGTTTATACGGTAGTTGTTGCCACCGGTGTAACTGCCGTCCGCGAGGCTGATTTGCAGCAATGTAGGCGCCAGGGGATTACCAGAAACACCAGCAAGCCGACTTGCTGTATAGACAATGACCTGTGAATCATTCAGCACTACGCGATACGCCCCAAGGATATTACCTGAATAATCCTTAGCCCAGAGTTGAGCACCCGATGCACTGAGCCTCCACCCCCTCATGGTTAGGACGCTTGTAATCCATGGTAGCTCATTATCATCAACAGTAAAAACAACACAACCGCCATCTGGCAATGGCAAAACCTGCGGCGCGTACGCATTCCTGGATGTAGTCAGCCTGCCAAATTCTGCAGACGTCCATCGCTGCCACAGCACAAGGCCATTGATGTCTCTCTTCACAACAACAAGCCGCACCGTTGTTCCGCTTGTAGGCTCAAACCAGAAGACCTGGAAGGATGTTCCATCCGGGCCGGATACAGCCGAGCCAACGCTGCCGCCATTGCCGATGGCAGATCGTTGTGCTGTCGCCAGGCGGGATGTCCACAGCTCAGGAATGGCGCCGGGGCCCACCAATCGAACTGTTCCGCCGACATGAATCAACCCGGTGGCAGGTTGAACAATCAATGGATCAATGAAAGCAGGAAGCGGCGCCTGTACTAGCTCGACCTCTGCATCGTGAACACCGCCAGATTCGGAAGTATAATCCATGATCCTGTAGGGGCCAGCGTAGCGCCAATAAAGGGCAGCATATTCAGCGGCATACTCTAACCCATCCAGTAATTCGGAAGATAACCTCCAAGCGTTATGCGTTTGCTCGCCATCCCAATGCGCTCGCACGGCGGCGATTGTTGTGGTTTTGGTATTGCGAAATGACAGCGAGAGTCTTGCGCCGGTAATGCGGTTGCCTGATTGGTAGTTCCTCAGGTTTCCAGCGATCGTGATGTGATCCACGCCCGGAAACGATCCAGGTTGGGGGGTGATGGTTGTGGGCCGGATGCCGGCAGGAAAATCAGCCATTACAACTCATCCGTTGAGATCGTAACGGTAGAACCTACACGAATCAAGCCTGTCTGCATGATGTGACCGGTTCTGACTTCGATGTCGCCGCCAACATGAACGAGCCCTGCTTCGATGGCGTGCCCAGTTCTCAACTCAATCGAGCCGCCAACCCGGACCACGCCGGCAGGTAGCTCGGTTTCGGTTGGTGGTTCGATCGTGATCGTAGGCGCCACGATCGGTGGATCCGGAACCGGCTGCGGCAGTACCGGAGCGGTCACGACACCAGAGCCCGAGACAGCCGAGTAGATGGCCGCCACGGGGGCACCTACGGACGTGCCGGTGAGTGACGTGCCAAAGGCCCTGAGGCGCACTGTGATGCCTCCGATACCAGTGGAGAGGCGATCGACGGCAGGTTGCTCCGCGTAGGACCAGAGCAGGCCCGCTGCGGCGATCGTGGCGGCTGCTGTGTGCCCGCACCATGCCGCGGCGGGAAGATCGAATGGCTCTCGTTGCTGCGCGTGGTAGTGATCCCAGATCTGCTCCACCTCGCTGATGGGGCGCAAGGTGAAGGGGAGCTGTACTTCGGCGCCAACTTGTATGTTGCCAGTGCGGAACACGTAAGGCACGCCGCCAGGGCCGACGTAGGTTTCTGTTGAAACTGCGCCGAGCGTGTAACTGCGCTCGTCCGGCACGATGGCGGGGAATGTTGCCATCAGATCGAAAGGCCAAGCGCTCCGTTGATCAGAGAAAAATCAATCTTGAATGGATAGGGAACTGTTACGGTTTGGCTGGCAGCAAAAGACCAGTAACCCATCAGAAGTTGCTCTGATGCTGTTGTATTGCTAGATTGAGAGAATACATAGATATGCCGGAAGGGGCCAAAACCTGCACCGGTTGGCTCCCAGATTATGTCATTGCCAACAAGTAGCCATTTGTTGCCGCTTATGCTGCGGCTTGTGATGGTTAGCGCAGTGGGGCCAGGGTAGCCGTTGCCGGCACCGATATCGACAAGGTCGCCGCGCTTTGTGTGTGTGACGCGGTTGGGCGTGGTGTTGGTAAGGCCAATACAGATGATATCATTTTGCATACTGATCGCACTGTTCTTCCCTAGTGCAAGCTGCGCCAGGAAGTTGTCGTACGGCTGAAAGGATGGATTTTCAGACATGCGCTAGAAGGTGCTTTATGCAATTCTAGCAGCGGCAACAACCTGAGCAAGGAGGCTGGCACCAGTTTGATCCGTCGGATGGTGCTCCAGCTCCAGGGTCCAAGGGCCCAGGGGCGGGCCGCTGACGGCGAGGAGATAGTAGTAGTAGCTCCAGTCGCCAGAACGGCCGACGGAGGGGTTGATCGCCTGGCTGAAGGCCACGATGCTGCCAGGCGCAAGGGCGGCAATCGCCAGCGAAGGCTCGACTTGGATGGTGGCTCGATGCTCGACGTAGCGCCGCCGGGCCAGCTCAAGGGCGGCCAGCCTGACCGCGTGCAACTCGCGGGTGACCCACTCGGATGCGTCAACCACCTCCACGGGGCTGCCATCCGATACCCCGTTGAACCTGAACGGGCCAGAGGCGCGGATGATGCCGACGTTGGTTTCTGGTTGCTCGCGCCAGCGGGGGAGGATGCCAACCTGCCAGCGGCGATCCTCAGCGGGGATGCCTTGTATCGATGGCGGGCCGATGATATTGGCTTCGTTGAAGATAGCAACCGGAACAAGCGGGGCGGTGTTGAATTGATAGGTATCTGTGATCGGGATGGCGGGCCGCAAGCCAATTCTTCCGTTGTGGTTTGTTGGCCGCAACAGGAACAGGGGGGCCATGACATCAAGCCATTCAGCGATGTTTGCGGGAGCAACGGCTAAGCCATCGCAGGTGATGGCATTGGCAGCATTGAATCTAGCCGAAAGGAGAAGGAAGTTATTGTCAATCTGTGAGGCATCTATTTCCTGCGACTGAAGCATGGCGTATTTTGCAAGATCTGGAAACAGGTTGCTGGAACCTGCTGTGCCTTCAATCAATCTTGGTACTGGTGTGCCATTGCGAGCGAAGACGTGAATATGCCGCCGCCAGCCTTCGTTTTCTGCCGGATATTGTTTTGTTACAGATAGTGTGGTGAGATCGGCATAACTCCCGCCGGTGCCGCAGTGGAGGGTAGCTTCGGGTTTGGGTGTAGGCTCGCTGTTTTCTTCCAGTATATTAAGAGTATAGGTTACACCGGCAAGGCCGCCGTATGCGCCGGTTTCATAATAAGCGCCAGTAGCATTTACTGTTTCAACTGCTGTGACGGTTTGTAAAAACCCACCTCTAACGGTTTCATAAATATAAATACTAATGTTCCCATAAGGCTCTACTGACGCGGGCCGATTAAAGCTGTAGCTAGAGATATTTAAGTAACGCGCTTTGTCAGCCCTGGCATGTATTCCAGAGTTTTTAGCCGATAGAAGAAGGCCATAGGTGAGACCATTTTCATTGGCTTCATATAGTTCCACGTAACGGTAAGTGCCAGGGAAGGCAGCTTTATCATAATCAAGAAAGTTGTAAACCTGAAAGAAGCTTAAACTGTTGTACCATTCTGTTGATGGATTCTGTATCGATGTAGTACGGGGTATACCGTGAAGAGTGGTACCCCCAGAAGATGGCCAGTCTATTTTTTTGTCGATGGTTATCTCAAATCTGGTTATGTAGTTTCCTGATGTGCTTACAGTAGTTTCGGCCATTGCTTCGGCGATAGCCGCGGCAAGACCAAGGGTAGAATACCCCCTAATCTCCAGCAAGGCGCCTCCTATTTTATCGCCGACGATAGTCTCCTGCCTGTTGCTTGTCGTTACAATAAATCTCTGTTGTATCAGGTTGCCCGGTGTCCATGTTCCTGCCCTTCCGTTATAGGCTTGTTGGTATTCTCCGATAACAAGTGGGGTATCGCCTTGGTAGATGTCGCCAAGTTGAATCGTGGGCAATTGGCCAGCTGAGAGGACCAGCTGGTAAGAGGCAGTGACTTGGTTCAGGTTGTCGTTCTCGAATCTGCATTCTGACGCCAGGGGGCTCATCCACACACCGCCTGCGCCGTCTTCGCGCTTTCCAAACACCACCGGCACGGACCACCCAAGGTCCAGGCTGGTCTGAGCTACGTTCAGATCGTTCCCGCCGGTCTGGCTGTCAGACGCGGCCAGCAGGCGCCGATCAGCGGCCTGGAGGGGTGCAGCAGCGGCAGGGATCAGCAGCATCAGAGCCTACAGGGGATCCCTACCATAGTGGAATCGTACCGGCGGGCAGGGAACTGAGCCGCCACCGGTGACAGCGGCGAACCCACCACCACGCTCAGCGTGGAGACGCCCTGGATGGACCAGGAGATCAGCCGGCCAACGAACTGCGCGAGGATCGCCTGGCCCGCGGGGGGCGCCTCCGGGGCGACTGCTGCGGTGAACTGATAGGCGGTGATGGCCGCCAGGTAGAAGCCGGTGCCAGTGCCTACCATTTCCCTCGCGCCAGTCAGTGCAGGCAGTGTAAGTGTGATTTCATTTGCATCGGCAGTTACAGCAGAGGCAAACTTATCAACACCAAAATCAAGAAACTGGTAGGCGATGCCATCTTGTGTAATGGTTGAATGGTAGAAGTTTTGCACACTGTAGGCAGTAGAGCCGCCGGGTTCGTAGACACGTAGGAAAATGGGAGTATGTGTTGTCATCTTCCTCTACGGCGCTTTGCGGAGGGTTGGCGTTGTTCGGCGTTGTTCTTGCTTATTGCCTGTTTGGCTACTTCATAAGCCATTCTTTCTATCTCACTCTTAGGGGCCCATAGTTGCCCATCAGGCATGGGAGTCATTTTGGGTTGGATTGATATTGTGCCGTTGAATTTGGTGCCACCGACAAGGAAGCCGCCGCTTCCACCGCCTCGGCCACCGACAGCGACTCCCGTGGAATAGCCAAACCCTGCGCTTGCAGTGGGGCCATAGGCCGTGTCTGTTCTGTTCGCTTTTCTTGCTTCATACTCTGCTTTTCTTTTTTCACGTTCTGCGTTCATTGCCGCCTCTCTATCCTCGTCTCTTACAAACCAGGGATCTGCGGGCGCGGGCATACGAACACCGCTCCAAGGACTCATTGAGCCACCAAAACTCTTGAGTACGTTTAGCTTGTCCATCTCGGTCAATCCATAGTAACCGCGCATCGATTTATTTTGTTCGGCAAGCCTGAGTTCTGCTTCACGAAGTCGCAAAGTACCAAACGGATCAAAAGTATACGTTACGCCATTTACTACTTTTGTACTTTGCATAAAGGTTGATACCTGGTTGTCTTGCAGCCAGTTTCCGCCCCTTCCTCCTGTTGTTATGTCTTGTCCGGCTCTTCTTCCTCCTGTCGTTATATCTCTGGGTTGAATATACCCCCCCGTAGCAAACTTAGGAATTGCCGCTGCTCCTGTCACGCCGGCCAGCACATTCCGTGCAAACCCCATCCGCTTGGAATCCGGCACGATGCTCTCGCCTTCGCCGCCTTCTCCAACCCATGCCAGCGTGGGGCCTCGTACGTGGCCGCCGGCTGCAAAACCGGAAATTTGATTTGATATATTGAACGATCCGTCCGCATTCTGTTTTACGGTGACCTTTCCGCCTAATGCTTGATTTGTCGTGCCGCCGCCAGCCATCTCGGCAGCCGTTCCTGGATCATAGCCAGCATTGATGCCACTGGCCTGCAGGTTCAAGTTAGCAACCTGCGTCCTAGCCTTCACACTTGCGTCAAAGGCTCTATTCTCTACCGCTGCAACAACCAGCTTACTCCTTGCTTGCTCTCTAGCCATCGTAAGATCAGCCGTGATCTTACCATATCGTTGGGCAATATTGTAAGCTTCTGTTGCACGGCGGAATTCGTTCTCAGCATTGATTACCCTGATCCGTTCCAGCTCCTTTTCTGCATTGATCTGAGCAATAATGGCGTTATAGTTTACTTGCGCAGACCTATACTCTAGGTCCGCAATCTGCTGGGCGATTTCTTTTCGCTCTACTTCTGTCCGCGCAAGCGATTGCTTTTGCTCTAAAATTGCTCGCGCAACGCCAATCTGCGCTTGCTCTACATTTAAGATATTCTGCGCAGCATCACGCCGTTCATTTATTCTTGCTGTTGCTGCTTCATTGATCCTTACTACTTGATCATATTGTAGATTCATCCTATCTGTGATTTCTTTTTCTATTGCCGCTTGGCGATCTCTGATGGCGGCTAGCTCCTCAGCTGCTGTTTTTGTGCCGTTCAATGCTTGCCCTTGTCCTTGCAATGATGCAAGGATTTCATCCGCTTCTATCCCAGCTGCTTTCAATGCAGCGCCAAAACCTTCGCCGGTTTTGCTTGTCTTCTGCGCTTTCTTGTCAAGCGCATCCATATCGTCCTTCAGTTTCCTGTAGGCAAATGATGCCGCTACAATTCCAGCCAACATTGCCGCTGCCCCAGCAGGGGTGATACTCATAAATGCAGCCTGCGCTAACGTCGCAAGTTGCGCGGCTGTTCTGACCAAATTAAAGCCAGTCGCTAACTTTGCCAGGGATGCAAACCACTGCACAGTGGCGTAAGTAGCAAGTGCCCCCGCAATTGGGATCAGGGTTTTTATGGCTCCAGTGATGCCGGATATCATGTCAACAATCGCGCTTTTGTTTGCTGTTACCCATCCGCTTGCTTGGTCAATCATCACCTTGGTATAAGTTGCCCCGCGTACCAAGGCTGGCAATAGCGCATCCAGCACACTGGCCCCAAGCCGTATCGCCGTTGCTCTCAATACATCTAACTGGTCGTTATAGGCCCCTGCCTTTCTTGCGAAGTCACCAGATATGCCGGTGTTAAGTTTTTGTATTGCTTCGCTTCCCTGGCTTAGCGCTGGCACTAAACTTGCTCCTCCTTTCCCAAGGAGGTCCATTGATAATTTAACCCTTAATGCTGGATCTTCAACTCTTTGCAATCCATCGGCAATATCCAGCATTACATCACTCGGAATTCTCAGCTTTCCGGCTGTGTCAAAAGCACTGACACCAAGCGCATCGAGTGCTGCTTTTGCTGCATCGCCTCCACCTGCTGCAATCTCAGCCATATTTCTTGCTAGCTTTGTAACACCCTTAGACGCTTCTTCTACACTGCTGCCTGACATCTGCGCAGCCATGCCAAGCTGCGACAACGTATCTACGCTTGATCCTGAACGTTGTGCCAGCTCGTCCAAGCTATCGGCCATGTCGATTATGTTTTTGCTTGCTATCGTTAGCCCAGTGAAGCCTACTCCCAAAGTAGTAGCTACGCCAATTGCTATATTCCTTAGTGATGCCATTGCTTCCCCTGCTAGCCGCGTGGCCTGCGCACGCCTATTCGCTGCTTCTACTCCATCCAATGCCGCAACAGTCGCCTGCCTTTCCAGTCCCGCAATTTGCTTTAGATTATTGATAGATTGATATTGGGCCCTTGCCTTCTGGATTTCAATCTGCAATCCTTGCTCTGCTGCAGCTTTCTCCGATCGCATTGCATTGGTCACCACCAACGCCTGCTTCATTGCCGCATCGGCAGCCCTCACGCGATCTGCCGCGGACCTCACCTGCGCCGCCGCAAGCTCCTTCTGCGCCGCCAGTTGCTTGGTCGTCGCCGCATACTCAATCTCAGCAGCCCTGAGGCTGATCTGCGCACGCTGCGAGGCGAATGCCGCCCGCTCCTTCTCCGTCCTGGCCGCTGCCTGCTGGTTCTCGATCAACGTCCGCGATAGGGCCAGCTGGGCGCGCTCCAGCGTTGCTAGCTGCCGCGTCTCGTCTGCTACCTGCCGCATTGCAGCAGACAACGCTCGCACGTCAGCTGCCCCCTCGACCCGGGCACCGATTCTCAGGATGGCATCAAACGTGGTAGCCATCAGTTATCCCCGTAGAAGCATGCAAGCCAAGCTGTCTCCATGGTATCAAGGCCGTCGATCATCTCAGCTTGATCTTGCACTTTATAGACTCTGCAGAATTTAATGGCCAGGTTCATGTCAAGGCCAAGGAGGCGGCCATTTGAGTCGTACCGCCAGTTCTTCCGCAACCGGTAAAACATATCTACCACCTCTTTTGTTTCTGGATATAACCCAAACAACCTAGCCTTGGGTGGTGGTGGTTCTGGTAGGTTTGTGATATTTAGTAGCGCAGCAGCTTGTTCTAGCTCTGCTTGCTGCTGCTCTACCTTCGGTGCCTGCGCTAGCTCCCAGAGGAACTCGGCGGCTCCGGTGAGTTTCCCACCTTCCGGGTTTCCATTGATTCATACCATCCCATGACGATGGCACTGGCGACTCCTTCTCGATCCAGGAATTGGGCCTTCCTCTCTGGGGAGAATTCAACCTCAGAGCCGTCACGGTTCTTCATTCCTCGCCAGCCGGCGAGAAGTTCATCGGCTAGGTCTTCGTCTGAAATGGCATCGGCGGGGATTTCACCGGTAGCCTCAATCTTCTTGGCATTGTCAAGGATCAAGGCCAGGAGTTCTTTTTTCCTGGCGTTGCCGACCCTTTTGTAGTAGACCTTTTGCTCCTGTTCTTGGATCTCTCCATCAACAGGAACAAGGATCTTGATTTTCCAAAGGTACTCCGAATCGTCAATGAAGAACGGGGAGGCCATGACAGGAGGCAGGGGCAGGGTGATGGTTGTATCAGGTTAGCACCAGAGACCAGGCAGTAGGGCCCGTAGCGCTAAACGGCATATTGCGCAGCACCAAGCCGTCGCTTCCCTTGGTATAGGTAGCACGGCCGAAACTGGCCGCGGCAACATTGAATGCGAAAGTGTTGCCCACACCGCCAGCGGCATGGGTGAGGCTGATCGGGTACGTAAGGCCCGACGTGGACAATGTTGCCACAGGTTGAGTGGCCATGGTCTTCTGCTCGAAGACAATAGATCCGGAAGGCTTAGAATCGGTGATCAAGATCCGTGGTTGGCAACTGCGGCTGCTGAAAGCGACAACGTTGCCGCTGTCGAACTCAAAGCCCTGCAGACAGTTGGCTACAGAATTGACAGTGAATTGAGTGGATGATCCGATCGGTGAGCACTGCGCCTGGTTCGTGAAGGTTGCAGTAGGGAAGGTACCGGCATCGGTGGGCTGAGAATACAGGCCCATGAAGGTAAATTCAATATACGGAAATTCATCGTTATTCATTCCGACTTTGCAGCTGCCGCGGCAGCCGGTCATCTGATGAAGCAGGGAGGTGGTGCCATTGGCGCCGATGATCACCCAGCGGAGGGTTATGCTACTGCTGGTGCTAACTGCAGGAGTATAGGTAGCGCTGGTGCTTGTTACCAGTGTCTCGGTAACCTTTGTCGCGGGGAACAAGCCAGCAAAATTCGGTGCGGTGCCAGCTGTTCCAGACCCGCCAAGGTAGATCCGGAAGGTGAATGTTTGATGCAGGCGGATGTTTGCCTGTTCGTTGCCTGCTTGATAGGGCAGAACAAGATCTCGCTCGACGCTGTCTCCATTCATCAGCTCCCAGCTTGGATCCACCTGAATTTTCAGCGGGATGTAGCCGCTTGACGGGGCAGTCCCCTCCACGGTCTCTGGGGCGTAGGTGAGGAGGCCAGGATTTGTAAAGAACATGATCAGGCCTCAGAGGCAGGGGCGGAGGTGGGGGCGGAGGTGGGGGATGCGCTGGCAGCGGCAGGTGGCAGTGCCAGGGGGAGGGGGGACGGCTCAGAGGTGATGCTGGCCTCCGGTGGAGCGGCATCCTCATCAGTTCGATTGTAGGTGCCGCCATCGAGCACGTACCGGCCCGCATGAGTGGGAGGTGCTGGAGGCGCCTCAGGGGCGGACATCGGGGCGGGGCGGGGCATCGTCAGGCGGTTAGGTCTCCCTCCAGTGTAGTGAACTGGAACTCATAAAACAAGTCGACGCTGCCAGGGTGGTCGTTACCCTTGTCATCGTTGAATACAGCAGAAGGTTGTTTAGTGGGTCGCCGTACTCTAAGTGTTAGACCACCAAGGTATTGGTTAGCAAAAAGCAAGCTGTGGATTTTTACTCTGATCGGATCAGCTACGCGGCTTGCTGCATCACCATCAACATAAATAGAAAACGCCACCGGTAGCGTGCAAAAAACTTGACAGCTTGTAGATGGTTCGGCGGATTCAGGTAGGGGTGTGATAACTAGCGCGGGTAATTCTCTCCTGTCAAGTGCTTCCTTTCTGCTTCTATATACTCTGCGGTTTCCATTGCTGTCCACGCTGATCTCAGTGATACCAGCCATCAAGGTTTCTACAGCGGTTAGGATTTGTTCGGTTTTGGATGGCATGGTTACGGTATTGCGGCTGAGAGCGAAGCCATAAGAGTAGCAAGCCTGGTTTCAAGCAAAGCAAGGTCAAGTGCTTCACCTATGCTATAGAATGACATTCGGCCGTTTGCGCGAAAAGCAGAGTTTGACGTTGAGAACACAAATACATTGCCATCGTACGGAGTTTGAGATGCAACATTAACTTGTGAAGTAGCTGAATTTAACCGAAACGAAAAGTTGGCAGACGTTGATCTGCTGGTACCAATAAAGCCCGTATTTGTCGAACTGCCTCCACCGCCGTTGGCAGAGCTTCTGTTTCTGCAGAAAATAATACCAGACGCTCCGATATTATTGGAGCCGTTTTCATTGGTGCCAGGGCCGACGCCAATGTAAACGGCCGTGCCAGTTGCCGCGGTTGTCACCCATACCGCGTTGTGGCTGCTGTTTTGTGGATCTGCGTTGTTGTTTCTATTGCTGTTGAGGGATTTTGATGTTGGGTTGCCGAGTAATCCGGTTTTGCGATTATAGTCTCCACTTGCAAAGCCAATGTTTGTTGGCGCAGGGCCAACCAGCGGCACCAGTGCCCCGGCCAACGTCCGGGCACCGGCCAGGATTGGTGCGGCCTTAATGATACTGTTGGCTTGACTAATTACACCGCCGCTGCTACCAAGATCCCCAGTATCAAGCGAATCTCTAATAAATACGTCGTAGCTATCGCGCACGCCAACCTCTAGGCCCAGAGTGTTGCCGGCAGCAACATCCGCTGCCACTACCCGATCAATGTAATCCTGGACAGGGCCTATGTAGGCGAAAAAACTGCCTGTCCCTACCCAAATGATTGCCATCAGTATTTCTCCCAGGCCAGCGATTCACGCTCTGGCGTCGCTGGATCATCGGCCAGGAACTGCCCATCCTCACCGCGGGCCTGCACGACAATCCATAGGTCCCCGGCAGCATCAACCCATTCCTGCCCCACTGCTGTCGCGGCTGGCCGGCTGGAGCCTCCCAATGCTGCAATGAAAGCCTCGGGCAGGTGCAGCATCAGGGCCAGGCCGCGCACTTCCAGAAGCAGCTCAGGGCTCACCAGCCCCTGGCGGCGCAGGGCCACCCAGGCGCCGCGGAAGTCGTCAACATCGCCAGCGGCCGAAGCGGCCAGTAGGGTGGCAGGCAGGCTCAGGCCAGCCGCCGGGGCCTGGCTCAGGCTGCCGCCCAACAGGGCATTGATCGCAGGGTGGGCAAGGAGCGTGCGCTTGAATGTTCGCCAGTCCGGCACCGGGGCCACAGGCGGCAGCAGCTCGACCAGCCAGCCCCAGTGCCACTCGGCCGCATCACGGTCAATGGTGCGGGTTTCACTGATGCTCTGCGTTGCGGGGTCGTATTCAGGCGCCGGCTCGCGCACGATGCGAAGCACCTCGTAGCGGGCATCAAGGCCCTCTACGGGCTCCTCATCGCGGCGGGGGTAGTCCCGGATCAGGCCGGTTTCAGTGTCGAGCAGGACGAGGTTTTGCATGATCATGCCCTCCGCACGAACAGGCTGACCTTGAGGCCAGCCCCTGCAATGGTGGCGCCCTTCTGATCAATGTCGATGCTAATCTCATCGTCATCTGTAATGCTAGTGGTGGTAATTGTTGCGGCGCTGGCAGCAGTTGTGCTAGTTGTTTCAGTAGCGTCAATACTGAGCTTTGTCCCAAGCATTGAAACACCGTTCTTGTTGATGTCCACAATCAGCGCTGAGCCAGTCGGTGCTGTATTTACTCCTGCGCGAACAGCGACAAGCGTTCCCGTAAAATCTGCTCTGAACCTTAGTTTGTTAGTTCCATCGGTAAGCGCGGTGCTTTCATCACCTACCGGCACCTTGTAAACATCAGTATCCCGCTGGTGAATGTGCCCAGCGTCCGCCGCTTGCCCCGTGCTGCCTGCCGCTGCCGTGGCGCCCAATGCTGCCGGGGCGTTGCTGCTGATCACCAGGCGGCCAGACAGGTCGGCATAGGCTCCGCTTGTCGCCACCGCTGCCAGGCCGGTGATAGTCCCCGCCGTCTGCGTCCCGGTGTGGTTACCCCGGCTCAGCAGGAACGCATCGGTCTGGTTCGCCGTCGCGCCGCTGGCGATCCCGGCCAGCTTTGAAGCGAAGGCGCTCGCTGCCCACCATGCCGCGACAGCCTGGAACACTCGCTGCGGAGTGAACGCGAGCCGAGCCGTGCTGGTGCCAGCCTCGGCCTCGGCCTGCGTCGCGGTCGCCGCGCTCCATTCTCTGACATCTCCTAGTCGCGTGTCGCTGGTTAGGACATAGCTGGCAAGGCCTGCAGGCTGCACGGCTGTGTCCGCTTTCGCACCTTGAGCAGCCGTGGCAAAGTCGCCTGCAGCGGCCGTCGCGGCCGATCCCAGCCCAAGCGCGGTGCGGCCCTGGGCTTGCGTGCCGGCGGCTGCAACAGCCCTGCCCGTTGCCCCGGAGAACGACTGCCACCACGCTTCAGCCGCCTGCCAGACCCGCACCACGGTCCAGGCGCGGCGGACGGTGCTGATGCCGGCCTCCGCCTCTGCTTGGGCAACCGTTGCAGCGCTCCAGTCCCTCGCGTCACTCAGGCGGGCGTCCCCCTCCTGAACTGATGTGGCTGCCAGTACCGCCGCTGCGTTCCAACTTGCCTGGCTGGTGTTCGTTGGCAGCGAATAGCCAGTGGCATAGGTGACCGTCAGCGACGCCGTTCCGTTGCCAGCGACGGAGAACCCCGTTGGCATCGCCAGCGAGGGATAGCCGCCTCCTCCGCCGGTCACGGTGAGTACGCCGTCGACGATCGACAGCCCAGAGCCCAGGGTGAGTACCAGCGGGGCACCAGTGCCGCTCCCCCGGCCCAGAAGGCCAGCCGTCATCGTCAGGCCACTGTCGCCGATCGGGCCGGCCGCGGCTTTGCCGACCAAGGCAGCCGCAGTCGCCGTGCTGATCGGCTTGTTCAGGTCGCTTGTATTGTTTACATTTCCAAGGCCAAGCGATGTCTTTGTGACTAACGCAAGGATGGTTTGAATTGTAGCAATACGATTCTTTGGTGTTGCTGCCAGATCTACAAACGGAACCAGTTCGGAACCGGAAACGTTAGTATCAAATGGTAAGGCGCTGATAATAGAATCGTCTGGCATGATCAGGGCTCCAGCAGGATTCGGCCGCCATCTTCGAGCAGCAGGTAGCCGCCGTCTTCAAGGAGCAAGGCGCCGAATGTTGTGACCACTGCTTCCTCACTCAAAAGAATTACACAAAACTTTCCGTCCCCTACAGGAAGGTTGTCCCTTACAGCGTAGGTTTGTCCGTTTACTGTAAGAAGTTGATCATACAACAGTGTGCCAAATTGCGATGACAAGCACCGTACCATGTGCCCAGTAGTGGAAATTTCGCCATCACTGATGTATCGGGCTGGCGCATCATATACACCAAGCCCGCTGACATCATTTGCGACAACGGGGGTCCCGAAGTCGGCTAGAAAAAATGGTAGGTCATCATCGAACGGCATGGCCGGGACCTGGCTTAGGCTTGGACTTTTGGTCTTCTGCCTTTTCGATTACGCGAACTGCCAGCAATGGAGCGGCTGCATCTTCAGCCAGGGTAATCTCTTGCCCCGGCTCGTATCGAGTTCCGTTGTGATCAACGCAGCTCAGAACTGTGTAGTCGTAGTTCATGATCAGGCGACAATGTTTTGGAAGAAATAACCCACATCACTGGCCATGATGATCTCATTGACGCTTTCGCCAACGCGCAAACGTAGGGCGCCACGAAGGCCAATCTCAGGCGCTGGCATAGACCCGGCCACCCGAGTGCCGTACTCCGCGGTCATGCCAAACGTAATGGCATTGCCACGGATACTAGCCGCAGGGTTTTGGTGAAGGAATGCCATGTGTTTGCCCCACAGGCGGGTCATTGTGGCAGGCTGGCCGGGCTTGGCAGCGTTGAGCCAACCTTCGCCCACGTAAATCTCATCCAGCTCCAGCAGGTCTGCCACCGCACGGGTAGTGGCGGGGGCTCCAGCCGCGTTAGCCGTTGCGCTGTTGCCATTGCTAGAAGGCGCCAGGGCTGCAGTAATCTTTGGATGAACCCGAAGCCTTGACCATGCCAAGCGACCGATAACGCCGATATTAGGCCGCATCAGCATTCCATCCAATGCAGCTTGAATAGCAGTATAAGGATCCGAGTTGGTGTAATCAGACCATTGGCTGGTGCCGCTTAGGGTGGTGCGGTTAGCGGATGGGTAAGTGTTGGAGCCAAACACAAGATCAGCGGTACGCTTTTCGCGGTCCAATGCAACCAGTTCGGTAAGGCCCATGTTGGCCAAACCGATCGGATCCCAGCCAGGAACGCTCCGAGCAGCGTCGATGTCATCGTTAGGCACGACATCATCAAGGCCGTAATCCCGTACGCTGGCCGGAGTTTCGGTGCCACCGAATTCCACCTCATTAGGTTGGCCTTTGCGGCCTACCAATGTCGATGTAACTGTAAACATTTGATCACGGCCAATCTGCTTGTACTCAAATTCTCGGCCACTAACCGGCACGCGAGGAAGTACAAGATCAGCAATGTACTGGCGATTGGAATATGCCAGTGTGATTCCCGTCTGAACCGGATCGATGGGGAAGGGAAAGGTCATGTTAGCCATGGTTCATTCCTGAGGAAGGGTTAGCCCTGGAACGAGCCAGGAGAGAGAAAAATTGAGCCAATATCACCGACGACGCCACTTACCATGGCGATGCCGGCGGTGTTGACATTGGCGCCATTGGCAGCAGTAGCTGTAATAGCCCGGCCACTGCTGTCACTCATGAGCTTTTCACCACGAGTTACAGTTCCGCCATAAGTGACGGGTTGTATTCCAGTAAAAACTACATCAACTCGCTCACCCGTGGCGACAGCAGGAAGGGGTGGGGAGTCACTTACCCCAAAGATCAGATCAGTGCCGGCAGCGCCTTGAAGCACGGTGTGGTCGTCTGTTCCAAACTTGACGAGTCGAGCAGGGTTGATCGTTGCCCCTGCGGCAAACGTTTTAACCAGGCCAGTGTTGCGAGTGCTCATGATGTCCTCAGGCGGGGGTGAGTTCGGCTTGTGCTTGCGCACAGGCAGCCGGCAAAGGTAGCTTCCGCCCATTGGCCTCCGCTTGGGACATCAGCTCGCGGGCGCGGCTGGCGATGGCAGCGCCTTGCGCAATCGGATCCACAGGGGCGGGATTTGCGGGGGCTGATTCCGCATCAGTCGGCGCGGCGGCAAACTCCTGGGGCGGTAGGGCCTCGGCCATGCGTTGGCTGCCCGCACTTGCGATACGCTCCCGCTCGGCGGCATTTACCAGCACCGCGGCTTCGGGGCCTGTGGTTTTGCCGTCGGCAACAAGCCTTTCAATCAGTGCTTCGTGGCCAGGCAAGAAAGCCATCGAGCGAACCGCAGCGACACGCTCACATTCAGCCGAGGCACCTTCGGCCCGCAGGATTGCAGCGGCTTCTGGGTGCTCAGCAGCCCACGCGGTTGCTTCTGCAGTGGGAGTCATGGGGGGAGAGTCCATAGAAACAGGAGCTGTGATGGTGGTTACCGTGCGACCGGTCGATGCCGCTCGGTCGTTGAGGATGGAGATTGTCTCCTCCAGTGTAGCAATGCCATCCACCAAACCGGCATCAATCGCCTGTTGTCCTATAAACATCCGGCCATCGGCCATGTTCGCAAGCACTTGCTCAATACTTGTGCCGCGTTGCGCTGCCACATCACCGGCAAAAAGACCATAGAAGTAATTAACTTCATCCTGTAGCGTCTGCTTGCCAAATTCTGTCAAGGCAGAGTGCTGGCTAGCCGCACGCTTGTAAGTGCCTGCAACAATTTCTGTAGTCTTTATCCCCATCGCTTCCTCTTGCTTGCTGATATCTACATGAGTTGCAACCACGCCAATAGAACCCGCTTGGCTGGTGGCAGACTCCATCATGATCAGATCAGCCGCCGTGCCAACCCACACACCAGCGCTGGCCATCATTCCCTCGACGTAGGTGGCGATCGGCTTGGTTCCACGAGCTGCCATCACAGCCGCTGCCGCACGCTGCGTGCCGTTTACGGCTCCGCCGGGTGTGTCGGCCATGATCACCAATGACTTAACCGACGGATCCTCAAGGGCCGCCCGCACATCTCGTACAAACAGTTCCGTGCTTGTGCCGCCACTGATCTGAGTCATCATGTTCATGCGTGGCGCCATCACACCGCGCATAGGGATCAACGCCGCGCCATCCTGCACCGTGTAACCCTGCGGATCATTCACCAGTGGGCGTCCGATCTTCGCTTCCACTGCCGCAACGTCTACCAAGTCTCCTCTTGCCCATGCCGCGTGTATCCCGTGGATCTGCTCCAGGTGGGGGGGCAAAATTGCCCATGGGGCGTTTAAGACATCAAGAATAGTCATGATCTTACGGTAGCGGATTGGTCAAGCATAGAGCCATCCTCTTCCTCGTCATCCTCCTCAAGAGGATCAACAGGATCAACAGGATCAGGCTGAGGGGCCACTGGTTGTGTTTCAAGCATCAGACCACTCTCACGCCTTAGCCTTACTTCCCGAGAACGTTGATGGGTCTTCTCCTCCCAGTCGCCACCGTCATAAGCCACCGTTTCCTCCGCTTGAGTGGTTATACCAACCTCCATACGTTTCTCTGCTGCAAGTGCTTCTTTCAGCGGATCCAAGGCGCCAGGGCCGTCGCCACCCCAATTTGAGCCGCACCAAGCTTCGCGTACAAATGGATCAGAGAAAAACCCTGGAGCAACAATAATCCCCAATGCAACCGCGTCAGCAAGCCATTCTTCATAAATTGGTTGACTCCAATTTGACACAAACCAAACACGTTCAATCTTCCATGTATGGTAAGCATCCAGTAATGCGGCCCTGCTGGCGGAATAGCTAGAATTAAAAGCCTTGGTTAATACTTCTTTCGGCATGTTTAGGGCTATGCTTATCATGTTAAGCATAGCCCCGAAGAAACCTTCAAACTGCGGATTAGGTCTTCCCGGTGTTGGAGAAGTAATGCTTTCACCAGGTAGTAACCGCACGGTCTTCCCGCTGTTTAACCCACCGTCATATTTTGCGGCTTGAGCCACATAGGCTTCCTTCATTTCATCGTTATATACATCCTGAAATGCCGCGCCATCCATCATGGCAAACACTGCTAGCGCTGCACTGTTGACAGCCGCATCTACTTCTGCATCGCTATATCGCGTGAGCTGCTTTAGTGTTGCAATAATTGGCCCCAGGCAAGGGCGGCCACGGGTTTGCCCCGGTCGGTGCATCTTTTTTAAGTGCAGCACGTTGCGCCGACCTGATTCGGAATAGAATGGTATTTGCTGCCATGTATTACCAGAGTATTGTTTTACGTTGCCAGGGTGGTGTTTTGCTAGATGGATGCTTGTTGGCTCACCATCTGCCGCTCGTTCAATCCCAGACACCAAGGTGCTAGTATCCATTTTGCCGTTCGGGTTGCAAACTCGATCGGCTTCTATTAGTTGAATCGCCAAGCGAAACGGCCAGTTGCTGCGTTTTTTGTTTACCAATAGCGAGAACACATCACCGCTTTCATCATGCGAACGCAGAGCTAAACTTTGCAGCCCGTAGAAATCCAACTCGCGTGTTACGTCTGCAAACCTTGATCGAGCCCACATGTGAAAACGCCTTTCGGCTTTTGATTGCCACTCTGATGCCTGGTCTTCTGACAATCCAAGCTCATCCGCGTTGATCCTGCTTTGCAGTGTTAAACCGGTTCCAATGATTTTACTAGAACGTGTCTGTATTGCGCCCGCTGCAACCGGAGCAGTTCGCACAAGATCACGCGAGAATGCTCTTTCATCACCCGTTTGCCATGTTGCTTCGCTATCGGCATCATAAGAAAATGGGCGCCAATTGCTAAACCTAAGTTGGTTTGCAATATCACTTGTGCCAAGAGACAGGCCTGATCCGACCACTGCCAATGGCTCAGAAGCGGGTGCGCCGGGTTTTTGTTTTCGTTTGATTTTGCCCATCACCAAAGCGGACGCGGTGTAATTGATCTGCGTCCATTACCTGAAGTGCCGATACTCAAGTTCTCTACTTGCTGTGTCCAGTATTCAATGCCTTTTCGGATTTCAGCCAAATCAGCTCGTCTCATTGACCGGAAGCCATCACCCTGGCCAAAGCTATACTGTTGCCCACTTAAAACAGCAGCTTCCGCATCAAGGTACTGCGTCAGCCGCGCTCGGGCGGTCTCCAGGGTGATGGCGCTCATGCAACCATCTTAGCGCGTGAACCTTGTGACACCAGCAAAAACGCTGCCATCGGTCTTCCCTGATGCAGTCGCTGCGTCAGGCGCCCCCCTCGCCGCGGCCTCCGCCAGCCGCTCCAGTTGGTCCCACATCGTCGCACGGTTGTAGCGGCGCTTTAGCAGCTCCAGCATTGCCAGGCAGTAGACCTCGCAGTCCAGCGGTTCATTCCGCGCACCTGATGGGCAATGCCACTCCAACACCTGAAAGCCTTTCACGTAACGCGGTTGCAACCGCTCAGCCGTCAAGCCTGCCAGGTACTCCTCTGTCGTCTCGTCATCAAAATGCACATAGCCGGGCCCTGGCTGCTCAATCTTCAACCTGCTATAGACCGTTCGCTTTAACCCATGGCCGCCCACCATGTAAAGCGTCAGCCCGTTGCTGATCGTCCGGCCCCTGAATGTCACGTCGATCTTGCTGCCCTTGCTTAACGCAGGCGCGTCCCGCTTGTTCGCACCCTTGATCGCTACCACGCCCTCATTCGTGTTCTCCCTTGCCCAGTTGTACGCCTCCGCCGTGTAATGCCCTGCCGTGTCCACTGCACAGAACCGCACCCGCATCGTTCCGCCTCCTTCCCGCGGAAACTCCGTCCGCAAGACCGTCAACACCTGGTCCCATACGTCGCTCTGCGCAGGGTCTCCCTCGATCTTCTGATGCCACACTCGCCAGCTCTCATCACCTCGTCCGAACCCCTTTACCACCACCTCCAGCCAGGTATCCTGCACGTCGACACTCATCAGCAGCACCAACACACCCGCCGGGCACGTTCCCGCTCGATACTCACCCGCACGCACAATCAAGCCGTCAGCGCTTACCTTCGCCAGCGCTTCGTCCTCCCATGCCTCGGCCGCTCGCTTGTTCTTCCATCCCTTGAGCAGGTTGACGTCACTCTTGGCCCGCAGGAATTCATCCCGGATCTTTTCCCAGCTAAGCCATCCATAGGGCGCATACCACCCCGGCAGGTGGAATCCTGCCGTCTCCCCATCGCCTTTTGCCGTCGCCATCCATCGCCCGCCGCCAAGCATGGTGCCCTTGTGGTGTTGCGCCACCAGCTCGTTGCACGCTGGGCATTTGCACAAAACCTCTGAATCGGAAGTATTCCAAACAAAGTCTTTCCACTCCAGAAACTCGCGCTCTGCGCAGCACGGCATCAGCGCCGCATACCTTCGGCGATCAGATCGCTCCTCATACTCCCATGTGATACGACAAGCGCCACGGGTTCCCGGTGTACTGGTTAACAGGGTCTTCCGGTCTGGAAAGTTAGTCTGGCGTGCTTCCGCGTTTTCTAATGGATCACCCTTATCGTCCATCTCCATTGGAAAGGAGCTAACCTCATCTGCCCAGAAATACTGTGCTGGCATCCCTTGCGCTGCACTTCCGCTATTGCTGCCAACAATTGAAATCAACATATCCCCCTGAAACTCTTTTAGAAACATCGCATTAGCTGAATCTCTAGACTTATTGCTTAGTGCTTTTGCTGCAACCGCTGGCGTATCCTCAAACAATGGCCTTAGCCTTTGTTGATACTGCCTCTTAGCAAACGGCTCCGTTGGAAACATGATCAACATCGGCGCCGGGTCCATTGCAATGCTTCGCGCTGTCCAGTTCAGTCCACACTCTGTCTTCGCTCCCGACTGGCTCCCAAAGATCAGCACCACCCTTCTGATACGCTTTTCCCGTGGGCTCAATAGGTCCATGGGCTCCCGCAAGAACGGAACCCGATCTGTTCGCCATGGCCCAGGTTCTGAGCACGACCGCCGCGTCAGAATCCGCTCAGCGTCCGCAAACTGACTCACCGTCAGGTCAACGGGCGGCTGAAGCGCTTCGATGAACGCCTCCCGATACAGCTGCGCTCCGTCAGGCATCAGCCAATCCCTTCAATGCCATCTCAATCTCACCTTGCACCAACTGGCGCACCTCCTCCTGATCCTGCATCGTCGCCAGCATTGCTGCAATCCTTGACGGAATGATCAACAAGCGGTCTCGTACCTGCCGGGCCAGCCGGGAAGCCTCCCTCTTTACGTCATCCGTTGGAACCAGCTCGCCCCGTCCATGCAACGCC